TGCGCCTAAAAAATAACCTAAAAGTAATAATTGCCAGCCTGCCATGATCATTCCTCCTTTTCAGGTTTCATAAAGCAAAGCCAGTGAGTGTTCATGTTTTTACCGCTTCTGTGACCAAACAGCGGTTGATAAGGAGACAGCGGCAAAATTTCCCGCAGCGGAATTTGAACCTCCGACCACTTAAAGATCAATACTCCGTCTCTCTCCAATACTCGAAAAGCTTCTTTAAAGCCATTTTGGATCATAGTTTTCCAATCTCCCTTTAGACAGCCGTATTTAAGTGCCGTCCAGCTTGTATCGCCAGCATTTGTCAGATGAGGAGGATCAAACACAACCAACTTATAGGATTCGTCAGGGAAAGGCAATTCCGTGAAATCGCAAACAGTATCCGGAGAAATTTCAATATAGCGGTGCGGGTAATATTCATGATAAGGGATAGTGCGGTTATCACAAAACTCCACATCTGGATTGTGTTTATTAAACCAAAACATCTTGCTGCCGCAGGCAATGTCTAAAATTCGTTTACTCATTTGATTCCTTCCTTTCACCGTAGCTGCAAAAGTCGTCTGCATCACATGGCTGTAATTTATAATTACACCAATAGGAACCGGTTCTGGCTCTAATATCAGCCGTTGATATTTCGTGCTTACAATCCTTACACCTAACTACGGGGACAGCGTCTGTATTTCGATGAAGTTCCTCCACCGCCTGATCTCTTTCACGCCTTAGGCGGTCAAGCTCGGATTCTAATGCTTCAATAGCATCGGCGGCGCTTTTTAGATCGTCCCAACCACAAACAGTATACGTTTTCCGCAACCTCTCAACTAATTCCTCATACATAACTATTCCTCCTCAGGCGGTTCTGGAAGCGGGTGGCGGTAAATTTTTGTGCCGATTATAGGTTCCGCGTGAAAGCACCCTATCGGCATTGAAAAAACTGCATCGATGTTGTCATCGTCCCACACCTGCAAAAGTGCCCAAACTTTTTCCTCAGCCAGCCATACCGGTTAACCATTCATTTCTCGGAGCTCTTTCATTGTTAGCGGCTCATTTGGCTGGGTGAGAGTGGGCATGTTTTCGACCGCCTTTCGCACCTTATCCATATCCATATATGGTTTCCAATGTGACATCATTTTCAAAAGTCTATTTCCGTCAATCGGTCTAACTTTCATCTTTCAGCACCTCCAATCTCTTCATTACCATCTGCACGGCCTCGTCTGTCATTGCGGCACCGCAAAATGGACAAAATGGCATTTCATCATCCGGTGTCCTTCCGCACGTTGTGCAACGATATTGTATATTCCCAGTACCTAGCGACGGCAAATAGTTCTTCCACTCACCCCTCCACACTTTCTCAACCTGTTCCCGGCTGACGGGGTATAGAGCATCAATAGCCATATTTAGCGCGACTAAATCTTGCACAGACACAAAATATTGAGTACGATTTTCAAGAACTTTAATCGCTTCTTTTCTTGTCATAGCTTAGTCCTCCAAATCCATCTTTGCACCGCAAAATGGACAATACTTTTTTGGAATATTCACATAAACTTCCCCAGTCATATCCAATAGTTTATCTCTCAGTTCTTGTTCTGGTGTCAATGGAGCAAGTAAAGATTTACAATATTGAATTGTTTTGATATAAATTGGAGTTTGGCAGTAATTACACATAACTATCCCTCCGCACCCATCTTCGCGCCACAGTTGGGGCAATAAGCTGATTTTATCGCATTTCCTCTACCGCACTCCGAACAAGTATTGTAATGATAGTGCCTATACATATCATCGCCATTATCATCTATATCAACCAACTTATCTCCATGCCAACCATTCCACTTCCCATGCTTCACCTCTTCAACGTCGGCGGCGGGAACCGATTCTATTCCATCGATAATCTCTTGCCAGTCGTCAAATTTTTCACGGTCATAGCCATCTACATATTTTTTGCCATATGTTCCAAGCGGGCATAATTCTTTCTGCTTTTGTATTATTATCCTTAATGCTAATTCCCTTTCTATGTAATCAGACATTTTCAATCCTCCTCGTCAAAGCTGTCTAAAGGAACAGAGATTTCATCTTCGTCGGTATCGTCAACAGCAACAAAGACATATCCAATTACAGGTACAACCAATTGGGAACAATCCAGTTCTTCACCAGTACATTGAAAAAAACTGTCGCAATCAATCTCTGTAATCTTAAAGTATCTCGCCATCGTCAGCCCTCCTGTTCCAAGCTTTCGCCGCTTCTTCGTATTCTTCACCGTTGGGGTGTTTTCGCGCGTCATACAAAATTCTTCCCGTTCTTGAATCGCAGCTGATGCACCGGACACACACTGTATCACACCAAACTCCGTTCGTTTTTATCGTAGTTCTCTTATATTTAGCCTTACCTCCGCAAAAAGGGCACCGTTTTAATTCAGTCATGATGGGTCTCCTTATCCTCTACATCGTGTCCTTTACAACCGGTTTGATAGTCGAAATTGTCGCAGTCGCCGCAAGGAAGGACTTTTCTCCCCATAGCGAGCTGTTCTTTCAGGAATTTTTTGATATCTGATACATCTGTTAGTATCTTTCCATCAACTGTAATACAGCCTTTTAAATCTTTAGCGCGCTTTATTCCACCTTCAATATCTAAACAACAATGAAATTTTTTCACTTTTCAAGCCTCCTGTTTCGCTAAGTAGTTAAAAGCTTTCCGGCTTATAACCTCACAAGGTGAAAGACCTCCGTTCCAGTCTGTTTGCGGCGGGGTCATCTCAAGTCAATACAGGTGATTTCAAAAAACATATCCGCGTCAAATTCAGGCAGAGAAGCGATATATTCAACTGCTTCTCTTGGCATATCCCTCCACGCCTCTTGTCGTGCAATTTCTTCTGCGTTTTTGATAGGCGTGAGCTTCCAATCTGAACCGTTTTTAAGATATAGGGCTTTAATATTATTGAAATTCGGTTCCCAGATCCCCAGCTTTTCATATAAATTATTTTTCACTTCAAGGTATCTGCCCTCTGAAACCTCTTTTCCAAATATCAGATATACTCTTTTTTTGTTTGCCAAAAATAAAGCGCAGTCTACCCCATATGAATTTAATATTCCGAAAGACCTGTTCACGCCGAAAGACCCATTCACGCCGTTAGACCTGTTCACGCCGTTAGACCTGTTCACGCCATTAGACCTGTTCACGCCGAAAGACCCATTCACGCCGTCAGACATGTTCACGCCGAAAGACCTGTTCACGCCGTTAGACGTGTTCACGCCGTTAGACCCATTCACGCCGTCAGACATGTTCACGCCGCTAGACCTGTTCACGCCGCTAGATATGTTCACGCCGTCAGACCTGTTCACGCCGCAAAGCTTATATAATCTTTTATCCTGTTGGATATTGTTATAAAACCACCACACAAAACTGGTATCGCATTTTTTCACCCTTGCGACGGTTTCTTCGTTAAGTTCACAGCCTTCCGGGAAATTTTGTTTAAACCAATTCAAGCCATGAGAACACGCGCCTTTTTCTTTCAGTAATTCGTAAGTAATATACATTTTTAAAATTCCTTTCTCCCGTTTGTTTGCGGCGGGGTTAAATTTTACCGTCCAAAATCTCAATGAGCCGTCGGCATACAGGACAGCCGCTTTCTTTTACAGCCTTGAACTGCCCGCCGAACGCCACACGGATCTGATCGATGTCTTTGTGAAGCTTTAGGTCGTCCTTCTCTTTTTTCATCGCGTCCTCGTACTCTCTCCTGAGGGCTTCTTTTTCCTCAGCGGCTTCGTCCTTGGAAAAAGCGCCGCGCCGGTAAGCATGATACAGCCAGGCAAGCCCACGGTATGTAACGCGCTCTAAAGGAAGCGCGGAACGGGGAAGAGGCTTCCCGTTTCCGGCGAGAGAACAAAGCTCATCAAAGGTCATGGCTGATCTCCTCGATCGTTACCTTTACGCAGGGATCCTCCGTGTACCGCTTGATAACCGTTAAATCGGCGATCTGCGCGTCGTCGTCATAAGCGATCCCGTTTAAAGCGTCCGCAACCACTTTCGCGATATTATCGGAATCAGGCTTTTTTGTAGGGAGAAGGTCTCCGCTTAACGCCGCGATCCTGTCTTTGTTGGAAAATGATTTGGGAACTTGAAATCCCGCGTAAATCTCCATCTTCAGCGCGGGCTTTTGTTTTCCCTGAGCCCTGATTTTACCCAGGGCCCCATACCGTTCCAGAAATGAAGTTTTAATCAGATTTTCGTACAGCACTGTGTTTTCCGGCGTGTAGCTGTGCCCGGTTTT